CTCTGCCTACAACATCTACTCTACCAAACGAGCCAGTTGAAGTTGATGAGCCACTTGTGTCACCAGTTACTTCTAAATTTCCAGTGATTACACCATCTCCTGTATGCGAGCCATCCCAATCATTAGCCGGCACACCTGTTAATCCACTACCATCACCTTGAAAAGCAGTTGCCTTTACTGTAAAACCTGACGCTGTAATTGTCATATTAGACGCGCTTATTACAAATTTTGATGAGGATGCATGGCTATCTACAGTCATTCCTTTCGGATTGTGTAAATCATCACCATACAGTGCATTATGTTGCTTTGGCATTGCTTAAGCTCCTGTTATATATACTAATAGCTACTTGCTATTATAAAATTATTCGCTGTATCAACAACGTACTTTTGATTTAAAAAAGTGTCTGAGTCACTATCAACAACTGCATCTTCTGCTGTGGTAGGGTCTAGACCTTCTTTTGTTTTCTTTACACCTAAAGTTCTAATTTCCGCTCTTGTCGCTGTTCTTTTTACTTCTGCTGTTAAATCTGCTGTCTTAAAGACCTCTAATTCATAATCATCATTTAGCTGTAGACGTGCAACTTCTTTGGTACCATCAAAGACCCTGATCTTATCGAGGTCGATTGACATATATTTATTTCCGACAATGATAGCCATAATTATTCTCCGTTTAAACTATACAAAGATAAATATTAGAAAATACTAAATTATTTTATTCTACTTGTTCTATTATAAATTTAAATTTGGCACCAGTACGCCTATTAATTAAAAATAGATCATTTTCACCCTCTTGAATTGTCCACTTACCAGTTGTTCCGTCAATATCATTTGGGCCTTTTTGTTCATTTGATAACTGAATATCAGCAGTGTATAAATTAGCGAACCTTTTTGTATCTGATCCTAAGTCTACTGTTGCATCTGTTGAGGGTATTACGTTCCCTGTCATGCTTAAAGAACCTGTGAATTGATGTTTATCATCAGAAGTATTGCCGAATACTGTAGAACCTGAACTATATGATTGTGTTAAGTGTGTTACTGATGATGATACTATATAATTTTTTGCTATTATATCACCTTGTGTAGTGATATTACCCGTAACACTTAATGTTCCTGCTTTTACTTGTCCAAAAGAGCCTATAGAAGATGCGGAACCAGATACGTCTCCTGACGTATATAAAGATGACAGCATTGCATTGCTGCCTGATGTTATAACTTTTTTCCAACTTGGCATTTAATTACTCCTTACGGTTGGTTACTCATTTGAGCCCACTTCCCAATGCAGCCATACATTAGGCCAATAAGACATTTAAAATTTAGTTTTCGTCTTTAACAGTCATTTCAATTTCATCACCCATACCAGATATTTGATACATATTTCTTATCTTACTCAAAACATTAACAGCCTGAGTTAAATATTTTCCTGGTATCATAGATGATTGTATTAGTTTATGTAAAAACTCTAACTCGTCTTTATCAAACTTTAAGACATCGTCTAACAAAACTTTTGTCTTGTTCTTCTTGCTTATCAAAGCCATATTTTGAAACCCTTTTTAGATATAATTATGTTAACCGACGTTGATCCAAATATCATCTGCAGCTGTGATGTACATTTCACCTTCACCATAAGAACCAGAAGTAGAATTCGGGTCAGTGACTTGTGCTACGTTTACTGTTCCTACATATGCTTCTGGAACAACTGTATTTGATCCTGATGCTTGTACACCTTTTGCTACTGCCCATCTGCCAATACCGGGGGAATTATCACTATAAATAGCAGATCCTGACATATCAGCTGATCCACTCTGGACAATTAAACCACCATCCCAGTTTTTACCGGCAGATCCTGTTCCTGCAAAAATAAAGTTATCTTCAACAAGAAGATTCTGTGTATCCAGTGTTGTCATAACACCGCTAACAGTTAAGTCACCAGTAATTGTTAAGTCTTGAAAAGTAGGTGTTGCTGCTTCTAATTCGACCCAATTAACTGACAAAGCTGAACCAGCTAATCCAATACCGTAGCCGGCTACATCAGAATGAAATTGATTTCCTGTTAAAGTACTATTAGCTATTTTGCCTGCTGTTACATTTAAATCTACAATGTTGTCAGTAACTACAGCATTATTTGCTAATTTTGCAGCAGTAACTGCGTCAGCCGCAAGTTTTCCAGGTGTTACAGCTAAATCATTTATCTTAGCTGTTGTTACTTGTAAATCGCGTATATGTGCTGTGTCGATTGAGAGGTCTACGTATTGATCACTATCAATAGAATTAACACTCATATGTTGCAAATCAATGGACCCAGTAGCTATTTGAAGGCTGTCAACGGATTCCAATGCCATCAAAGCATTAGTTATTTGATTAGCACCAATATGGACTGTATCTATTGACCCATCTGTATAGTGTTCACTTTTAATTGCATTATCATCTATTTTAGTATCATTAATTGCGTCTGCAGCTATCATACCTCTTTCTACTGATAATGGCTGAATTGTTGCTACACCTTCGTCTGCTATTTCTACATCCCCACTTACATTTGCAAATATACTATCTTCTAAATTACTAAAAGTTATAGATTTTTCAGTTCCATTAACAGATACCTGTAATTTATCTTGTGTCTGATGTAATGTTCCTTCATCGTGTGAATCTAAATTATCAATATCTTGCGCTACACCTGTTAATCCTGAGCCATCGCCAACAAATTTTGTTGCTTCTACTCTACCAAACGATCCTGTCGAAACTAATGATCCACTTACTTTGGCCATATCTTTAATAGTGCCTGTAACTGTTTGATCGCCAGTCAATGCTAATGTACTTCCGTTATAAGTTAAGGTAGATTCTGCATTTACTGCTCCTGCACCATTTGAAGTTATTAGTCTATCTGCCGTTCCACCGTTTGCATAAGTAGAAATTGCTGCAGATGTTAAATTTGTTATTCCTGATCCATCACCTTGAATTAATCCAAATGAACCAGTTGAGTTGATTGATCCTGAGATCTTTGTACCAACACCACCTGTACTTACAATATTTCCTGCAGATGTTACTGTACCAAATGAAGCTGCATTATCTGTTCCCAACCCTAATGATGTTGCTGCAGTATTACCTGATTCAGCTATCCAATTAGTACCATCACTAACAATAAACTTACCATCAGTATGACCTAAAGCAGCTATATCAGTTAAATCAGCGTCGGATGCTTGCACATCTGTTCCGATTACTAATCCTAAATTTGTTCTAGCTCCGGCCTCGGATGATGCTCCAGTTCCACCGTGTAAAATTGCTAAGTCTGAGTCAAGTACTACGCTAGCTAATTGTGGTGATGAACCACTAACGATTACTTTTTTCCAATTTGCCATTTTTATTCTCCTCTAAGAATAGGATTCAAAGAACACAGATTTTCTGATTCGATGAATATATTAATTCTGTTATAAATATTGATATAATGAATTATTATTTTGTTTAAATTCATTATTCATGTCCTAAATACCACTCATTGCTTCCGGAATAAAACATTCCTCCTGCAATAGCGTTTGGTGTAACATTCAATGGGCTGAATACAACAACTTTGCTGTCTACTTTAAATACCAATTCATCAGAACCATTATATATTTCTAATTCTGGCGGTGTGCCAGATTTAAATAAAAAGCTAGATCCTGTTAGCTCGTTCATTCCACTACTCTCATTCCATACAGTGCTACCATAGTTAAAATCAGTATTCACAGTCAATGTGTCTATTTGTAGTGATCCTGTAATTGGTGCTGATGTTGTAAGAATTGATTCTACAGTTTTTGTTCCGTCATCTTTAAGAAAATATAATTTGCCATCTTTTGTATTAACAGCTAATTCTCCTAGAGACATAGAACCTGTATCTGGAACTTTATCCGCGATTGCAGACCTCTTAAGCTTAACAGTCTGTGCCATTATATAATAGCTCTCCTAAGTTGAATGGGTATATACCCAAAGTAATATTTTTACAAGGCTATATAGCCTCTTATTTAAATATGGGAATTAGCTAAAAAGAACCACCATCTATTACAACATTTGAAACTACTGCTTCTCCTGCAACTTCTATATAACCAAATGAGCCGGTTGTGGTAGTTGTCATAGCACCATCTAATAGAATACTGCCTGTAAATTGGTGAGTATCATCAGCTGAATCGCCAAAGATTGTCGATCCACTTTGAAAGATGACAGACGAGGTAACATATTGTGTATAAAATTCTTTAGCTGTAATACTACCAGCTACATCTAGATCACCTGATAAATTCATATTTGAAGCAGATATGTATGATGCTGATAATGATGTGAATACAGGATTATCTGATATTCCTATTGTGCCAGTAACTGGTGTTGTACCATCATAATATATGTTGTTAAAAACTAAATTATTTCCAGGTTGTAATGTCAGAATTTCCATACTACCAGTTCCAGTACCACCTCCAGAACTTTCCGATGATCCGCCTCCGCCACCCATAATAGTTGTTGTTCCTGTGCTTACTACTCCTGGATCAGGTGTTACTATTGTAGAATCTACATTTTCATTCATTACCATTTGTGTTGGTGTAATGAATTGTTGAGTTGTGTCTGCTGTTGGTGGATACGAATCAGGTAACAGATAACCATTTAAAGTAACAGAAAAATTAGTCTTAATAGACCTTTTGTTTTCAGTCAATTCACTGTCATCATCAAAACTATCAATAGTACACCTAAATCTAAATTTTCCAGGCTCGCCCCAATAAGATCCCTCTGACCAGTTGATCTTTTCAATAATTTTATTCATTTGATCTGTAAAATTAGTCCATATACTGAAGTCATAGCTTAAGACAACATAATCAGGTACAGCAACAGAGTACATTTCTTTTTTTGGTATAGTTCCCTTTGTTACAGAAAATTTATCATACCTGTTTACTTTAGAATAATTAGACTGATAAGTATGATGCAATTTTGGATTTGTTGGATCTAATTTATCAACCGGTATTGTCGAATCTTTTGACATAGAGGTTCTTCTATAAATTATAAGAGGCCTTTTATTGACCCTTAAACGACCACCTCGCTGTATTGCTGCCCATCTTTCAGGATTCGCATATATTATTGGTACCTTAACTTGCTCACCTGCCTCTTTAATATCAGGCTTTATTACATTATTAAAATACCAATAAAGTGCAGAATCCATGTCTAGCAAACCAACAGATAGACCACGAATCTTGTCACCAATTCTTGATATTTCTCTGCCTCTGTTTATTTTATCAGCTGCTGTTTGTCTGTTTGCTGGTACTAATTTTGACATTATAATGATTGATTCGTTACGACATCACCAATAGTAATAGTCTTTTTTGAAATATGTTTTTGTGCTGTAGTTATCTTATCAAAATGTGCAGGTACTAAGTAACCTTTTAATGTTACAGAAAAATTTGTCTTTATATTTCGCTGTGTTTCATCATACTCACTTGCGTCTTCAAAACTATCTATTGTTGCCATAAATCTAAATTTTCCAGGCTCTCCCCAATATGATCCTTCTGACCAGTTTATCTTTTCAACAATAGAATTTTGTTGATCAGTAAATGCAGTCCATATAGTAAAATCATAACTTAATGTAATATAATCTGGCACAGCAATACTATATAATTCTTTCTTTGGTATTACTCCTCTTGTAGCAGAAAAATTATCATAGCGATTTTCATTTGTGTAACGAGATTCAAATGTTTGATGAAGTTTTGGATTTGAAGGATCTAACTTATCAACGGGCATGCTTGGGTCTTTGGCGAAGCTAGTTCTTCTAAATGCTATTACCGGTGTGATAATTTTTCTTTTAATGTCTCTGAACCATCCGTCTTTCTTTATTGACTTCCACCTCTCAGAATTTGCATATATTACTGGAACCTCAACTTGTTCACCTGCTTCCTTAATCATAGGTTTTATAACATTTTTAAAATAATAAAATAATGCAGAATCAATTTCTAAAAGACCGATTGAAAAATTTGAAGTTTTATCTTTTAATCTAGAGACGTCCTCTCCTCGATTTCTTTTATCTGCATCTGTTTGTATATTCGCAGGAATAATCTTGGCCATAATTACTACCTTAGCCTTTCAATATTTAATCTAGATGGTTCTGTCAAATAAGCAGTTATAACTACAGAATGATTATTTTCTTGCATTCCTCCTATCAATTGATTTTCATTTAAGGCATTTATTTCCCAATATGAAGAATTCCAATCTATCACATCTCCAATATCTGGAACAAAATTATTTGCGTCTATCAATGATTGTCTAAGAAATGAAAATGTTCCATTTTGCATTTGATCAGGACCGAACTCAGTGGTCTCAAAATCAAAATCTTCTGCTTCTATGAGGCATGCTAATTTGACACCATTTCGATATGTTCTACCAGATGAAGCCTCACCATAAAAATTTACTTCTGTTTCATAAACAGAGACCTTATAGATTACAACTTCTTGATTGATAATCCCTGTTTTGCTATTTATAGGATCACCTAAAAGCTCTTTGTTAACTGTATCAAAAAAATTTAAATCTCTTGATCTTATAAATCTTCCGGGCATTGTCTTATCCTACATAAATATTAAGTGGTACTTTGTTAAGTTTTTCTTGTAGTCGCATACTTTCTTCGCTATCTGTCTCCATTAGTACACGTCTGCTAGTTTGTTCTAGTGTTTCTCTTAATTCTGTAATAAGTAATTCTTTATCTGATGCTGCCTCTGATCTAAGTGTCTCCCCATCCATTGTAAATTCAGAACCAGGTATGGGTATTGACCCAAATTTACTTCTAATATTACCCAAAAGCTCTTTACATAATACTAATCCATATTTTCTAATCCACTGTCTACCTACATCATTGATAAATTGATATTCCATATTATCATAGGGTGCATTAGAATAATCTGAAATTACATTTGCCTGCTCACCGCTTCCTGTTATTAATGTATTATTTCTTTCAGAAGTTAGTATATAGTCAAAATATAATTTGTGATTTGTGGTTGGTTTAGGGAATAGTCTTAATTTATTATTAATTAGTGTAAATGAATATTGAGATTTCCTTACCATGTCATTAAACTCTATAGATTGTATTCTCAATAAATCTTCAAATACTGGCATTAAAGTAAAAGATACACCAGGTGAATAGTCACCGAAGCCAAATGATTGAAGAAAATTTGCAGTATTAAATCCTGTAGTTGCATAGGGATCATAATATTTGTTTACTGCTGGTGTGCTATCATGATAAACTTTCTTAATTTCTATAGCAGCACCTGATTCAGATGCAGCACCATATAAAGCGTTAAGATCGTATTCTTGAGTACCTGACTTTGCATTAATACTTCCTTTTTTCCAGTCAATGAAACCGCCGACTCCTGCCTCAGTTCCGTATTGTTGACTTAAAAATATAGTCCTACCCATTGTTGGTGTTACTTTTCTACCAGATAAATTTGATCCTGTTGGTTGTCCTTGTAAGTGCAGTAAATTATCTCTTATATTAAACTGATTAACTTGAGAGCTATATTCAGTAACTGCTTCTTCAAAACAAGCATAAAAAGACCCAGATTGCATTTCAACGTCGACAATAGGGTAACCTAGCCTTCTTGCAGACCAGTCTGCAAATTTATCTATTGATGTTGTAAAGTCACTATCAGTATCATAAAACCCATAAGGAGTATTACCTGCTGAAAATGAACTACTTCCTTGCCATATTGGTACAGCCATATTTTATTCTCCAATTAGAAATATTTCTTTCCTTTTATAAATATCAAAGAAATCATAATAGTATAACGAAATAAAAAAGGGGCCCAAAAAGAGCCCCTTTAATAGATTGCAAGTAAGACTAGTTATTAAACTTGGTCTGTATTTGCGACGTTTACTAAGCCATAGAACTCTGGTCTTACCATTTTCTTAGCATAGCGCGTCATTACACCACGACGTGGAGTAAAGTTGGTTGGATCATAAACAACCGGTGTCAAGATCATAGGCACGTAAGGTGCATATACAGCGCCAGTTTCTAAGAACTGAGCACCCCTGAATCCCAAGAGGATTTGATCATCTTGTAGATAAGGGTTCTTGTACACATTAAAGCGGTTTGTTAATGAACCAATCTTTTGAACGCCCATTGCGTAAGATTTGGTTACGTCTGCATCAGAATCTGAAGAAAATCCAGGAATTACTTCAATGATAGTAGCAACCTCAGGACTTACGACCATAAAGTTTGCACCACCACGAAGAGTTTTCTTATGGATTGCATTAGAAACTGACTGACACTTATGACCAAGGGTCTGATACCATTCGCCTTTAGTGTATGAAGATGCAACAGCAGTAAGATCTTGATATGAATTAGTATCATACTGATAATCGAATCCTACTTTTGCACTCCAGTTTTCAGTCTTAGCTGAAGCATTTTGTTTCAACATGTCAACGATTTCCATATCAATTTCCATTGATACGTACTCAGACAACATAGATGTCAATTCTGCTTCTGCATCCACAGCGTGGTATGCGTTAAGATCTTGAGCAAGCTCAGGAGTCCAGATAGCTTTCAGTTTGCGAGTCTTTGCAGTAATCGCAACAGATTTCATCTGGATGTCTACTTCTGGAATACCAGCATTAGGTTCTTCAGGATTAGATCCTTCAGCATTAGATTCAGATTCAAAGTCACCACGTGTTTGATCAGTTGGTGCTACATGATACCATAGATGCCATTCATTAGCAACTGCACCTGAACCAGATACAATCATAGTGACTGTATTTCCGGAAACAGATGTAAATGCAGGATAAATTGCATGAATGTTTGAGCCAGTTACAGCCCATGCTCTTGCACCATCTTTATCAGAACCCGCAGGTGCATCAAAAGTGATCTTTCTTAAGAGACCGGCTGCTGCCGATGCACTTAATGCAGAATCGTGACGTACATCTGCTACAGATGCAGTCGCACTGGTTTCTGTACCAGTTGTGGTTGCTTCCTTATCATTGATAGAGTAGCCCCACTTGCCGCCGCCATAAAAGCCGCCAGCTGGATCGCCAGAGCTGGAAGTATTACCGTGAAGATCTGAATCTTTCGTGTGTAATTTTCCGCCTTGCATAGTTGAACCATACTTGAAGTCTAGATAAAAAATCAGACCAGACGGTAGGTTCATAGGTTGTACAGATACAAATTCCTGTGCAGAAAGTTCAGCAAAAATTCTACGG